TAATAATTATTATATGTCTAAGGAATTATTAGAAAAATTAAAAGTAAAACCTATTCCTGAAAAAATACCAATAATAAATGTAGCATTAAAAAAACCAACTGAAAAACAAGATATTCAATTGAAAACAAAAGTAGTAGATCAAAGAGATACTGCTAAATTAGATCGCGCTTTCATCTTAAATAAATTGAAAGATAAAGGAGATATTCAAACCATTAAACCTTTAGAAAAAACACAAGAACCAAAACAACAAATAACTGAAAAAAAAGCACCCGAACAGGAAGAACCCAAACTTATTATTACTAAGAAGAAAAAAGTTAAAAAACTTAAATTAGAAACTGATATTCCTGAAATAAAAGAAACTAAAGAGAGAAAAACTATTATACCAACCGAAACTATTATTGAAGGTAAGGAAAGTTTATTAGAAATTGATGATATTAAAAGCCGTTTACCAGAAAAAGAAAAGAAGGTTTTGGTAAGAGCATCTGCATATTATATGAATAATAGAGAAATATTTATCAACTTTATATCATCTTTATTTGAACCATATAAAGAAGAAATATCTAAAGATAAAGGTCTTATTTCCTGCGAGTCAAAAAATACAGAATTCTCTTTATTAACACATCAAAAAATAGTCCGAGATTATATTAATTTATATACACCATATAGAGGTGTATTATTATTTCACGGTCTTGGTTCTGGAAAAACATGTTCTTCAATTGCTATTGCTGAAGGTATAAAAACAGAAAATCAAATAATTGTTATGACTCCTGCTTCATTAAGAGTTAACTATATTGAAGAATTGAAAAAATGTGGAGATAAAATTTATAAAAAAAATCAATTTTGGGAATTTATTGATATAAGCAAATATCCTGAATTAGTAGAACCTTTATCACAAGCTTTATCAATACCAATTGAATACATTAAAAAACAAGGCGGTGCTTGGCTAGTTAATGTAAAAAAATCTGCCAATTATGAATCTTTATCAACAACAGAAAAATTAAGCTTAGATTATCAAATTAATGAAATGATTAGAATAAAATATCGATTTATTAATTATAATGGTCTTAGAAAAAGTCATCTTGATCAATTAACTCAAGGAGGAACAATTAATCCATTCTCTAATAAAACTGTTATTGTTGATGAGGCTCATAACTTTGTATCAAGAATTGTTAATAAAATGAAATCTCCTTCATCACTCTCTATGCAATTATATAATTTTTTGATGACTGCTGATAATTGTAGAATAGTTCTTTTAACTGGAACACCTATAATTAACTATCCTAATGAAATTGCTATATTATTTAATATTTTAAGAGGAAAAATTAAAACATGGTATATTAAACTCTCTATCAATGATAAGAGAAAAATCTCTCAAGATACAATTATTGAAATGTTCAAATCTAATTTTATTTTAAAAAATATTGTAGATTATGTTAATTATAAGCCTACTTCTACTACGTTAGAAATAACTCGAAATCCATTTGGATTTTTAAATGAATATGATCCTGATGATAAAAAGTATCAAGGTGTAAATCTTGATGAAAATGGCAATATTGACGATGAAACATTAATGAGAGAATTGGTAAATACATTGGAAGATAATAATATAAGTGTTATTGCTAATTCTACACGTGTAGAGTTATATGATGCATTACCAGATAAATTAGATGATTTTGCTAAATATTTTATTGCTGAAGATAATAAAGTTAAAAATATGAATTTATTTAAGAGACGTATATTAGGTCTTACATCATATTTTCCTGATATTGATGCTCTTTTACCCGAATATAATAAGGGCAGGGATTTTATAGTAAAAAAAATACCAATGAGTGATTTCCAATTTGGAGTTTATGAAGAAGCACGTATTCAAGAGCGTAAATTAGAGCAAAGTAATTCTAAAAAACGTAAACAAGCTCAAGGAAAAGAAAATATTTATGAAGATGCTGTTTCTACTTATCGTATTTTTTCAAGAGCATTTTGTAATTTTGTTTTTCCAAAACCTAATATAACTCGTCCTCTTCCTAGAGATGGTGAAGATTTATCAACTGCTATATTACAGGAAGTAGCTAATGAAAATTTATTAGATGCACATACACCAAATCCAGATGAATTTAATGCTGAAATAGAAAATGTTGAAAATGTCGAAGATAAAGAAGGTGAATTAGTTGAAACAAAAAAAACAGATGAAACTGGATTAAAATATGAAGAGAGAATATTAAAAGCATTGGAAAAATTAGAAGAAAATGCTGATAAATATTTAACTCCTGACGCTTTACAAATTTATAGTCCAAAATTTTTAAATATATTAGAAAATTTACAAGATGATAAATTCAAAGGATTACATTTAATATACAGTCAATTTAGAACATTAGAGGGTATTGGAATTTTATCACTAATATTAAAAGCGAATGGTTTTGCTGAATTTAAAATAGTTAAAACAGATAAATGGATAATTGATATTGATCCAGCTGATTATGGAAAACCAAAATTTGTTTTATATACGGGCACTGAAACAGCTGAAGAAAAAGAATATATTAGAAATATATTTAATAGTAATTGGCAAAATATTCCTAATTCATTGAGAGAAGAACTAGAAAAAATATCATCCAATAACTTTTATGGTGAAATTATAAAAACTATTATGATTACCGCTTCTGGAGCCGAAGGTATTTCTTTAGAAAATGTAAGATATGTTCATATTACAGAACCTTATTGGCATCCTGTTAGAACACAACAAGTAATTGGTAGAGCTCGTCGTATTTGTAGTCATAAAAATTTAGAAAAGGATTTACAAACTGTAAAGGTTTTCATGTATTTAATGACATTTTCACAAGAACAATTAGATAGTGATCGTTCTATTGAATTACGATTAAAAGATAAAAGTAAGAAAGATGGTGTAACACCATTAACTAGTGACGAAGCACTATATGAAATATCAAATATTAAAGAAGAAATTAATAGAGAATTATTGGTTGCTATAAAAGAATCTTCCATTGATTGTTCTATACATACTTCAAGTGAAAATAAAGAAGGGTTACAATGTTTTACATTTTCTAGTGGGGATCCAGATAAATTCGCTTTTACTCCATCTATAAATGATGAAGAAAGTGATACTGTTGGTGATGTAAATAAACAAGAAATTAAATGGAAAGCAGTTAAAGTTACAATTGAAGGAATTGCATATGCTCTTAATAAAGAAACTGGAGAAGTATATGATTTAGATAGTTATAAACGTAAAAATCCTATATTAGTGGGTCATTTAGAAATAGAAAAAGGTAAATATAAATTTAAACGTATATAAATATAATAATTTTCTAGAAATATTATATTTATAATATTGGTATTACTTTTGATAAGAATTTTTTAGACCTTCTTTTTAAAAATTTACCACGTTTATAACATTTTTTGGTATTTAATCTTTTTTTCATCAATATTTCTTTTTCATCAATATTAAATTTCTTTAAATTAGAAAAACGCAAACCATATATATATAAATTATTTATACTATGTAATCGTTTTTTTAAACAATTATCTACTTGACCTACTTTTGTTCTTATTTTAATACCTTCTGGAAATACTATTTTTATAGCTCCAATTCTACCAACACCAGACAAAGTAACATATTTATCTTTTTCAATTTCAGCAACTACTTCTGAATTTATTGACTTGAATGGACTATTTTTAAAAAAATTTGATAGTAAATCTACATAACCATTCTTCTTTTCCATTCCCTTAATTTCTTTTTTATTTTTTCTTAAAAATTCTACGCGTTTCTTCAATTTTTCTAATGCAGGACCTCGATCTATTGCGTGTAATAGATTAATATCTTTACTATTTACAGTTTCTATTTTTGAAGAAGAATGATTTTTTATATAATTACTCGCTTCTCCTGTTGTTCTTATCATTAATAATGTTAATGGTTCTAAATTTCTTGACATTTCTGGAACTTTTTCAAACCAATATCCTATTTTATTAACATTTCCAGCTTTTTTTGTTCTTCTATTTTTTAATGACATATATATTATATTAAGTAAAAAATATTTTTTTCATTATTTTCTCCTGATTTGTTAATATACTTTCTTGATTATTTAAAACTTTTTGTAATAAATCCATAATATTATTGTTTGTATATACTATCTGAGAATTATATCTATCATTTTCATATTCTTCATCTTCATTGAAAGAAACAACCTTATTATTTTTTTCCTTAACATTAGTTTTTGATAAATTTTTGAAAAAATCATTTGTTAGTTTTTTTACTGGTTTAGTTTCTTCATTATTTATATTAACTTCATTACTTATCATTATATTTATATTGTCTTTCACTCCAGTTATTTCTTTATTATCATTAATTTTATCATTCTCATCATTATTTATTTCTTTTATTTTTATTTCATCTTTTTTCACTGGTGGAGGTGGAATAATGCTATTTATTTCTATTTCTCTCTCCGCAAGCATTTTATTCAACATTGAATTTATACTACTTTCTTTTAATGGTTCATCTATTTTTTCTGTAAAATCTATTTCTCCTGGCGAAGGTCGTTTTATTAATTCAATAAATTCTTTCTCTTTTTCTTTTAAATCTTTATCCAATTTTATTTGGACTTCTTCCAATGGTCTAGTTACATGTCTAGAATTTTCTTTGTATTGCTCTAAATATTTAACTATTTCTGTTAAAAGTAATTTATTTTTATTAGTTAAGTCTAACTCTCTTTTTGTAGTAATTACATTTACTATTTTATCAAAATCTCCTTTTATATTATTAATATAATTGTTACTTATATTATTAAATGCTCCTTGTTCATATAATAATTGCCACATCATTCCTTTATTTTCATTACTTGAAAAATCACTCATATAAATATATTAAAAACCACATAATATATTTATATTTATTACTAATTAAAATATATTTTTCTTAATTCTTCAACATCTTTGTCTGGTATTCTTTTACTATTAAATTCCCTTGGAGATTTATTTGTTGTTATCATTTGATTTAAAAAATATAAAGAATACATTCCGCATTCGGTATTAGAATACTGATGTTCTTTTCTATTAAAATACGTAGTGAAATCTATATTTATTTCACTTCCTTGTTTTTCTATTCTCTCTATTAAAATCATTATTTCTCTTGGAACTTTATCTCCATTACTATCAAAATAAAATATAAATTTTCTTTTAATATCAATAAATAAACTAATCCAATGTGCTCCTGATTTATTATGAGGATCTGTATTGAAAATTATACCTATTTTATTTTTTCCATCTTTTAATTGTTTTATTATATTTAAGTTACATAATTCATTCCAAACACATTCACCAAACATTAATTTTTTATCAAAATCAATAGGTGATGGTCCTATAAATATGAAATTTGGATAGTCTATTTCATATTGCTTCATTACTTTTTCTATATCATTACTTGTTAACCATTCATTTGGCTTTTCTTTCCAACTTTTTGGAGCATATGGAGCATGAGTATTATTTAATAATTCACCATCTAAATTATTTTCCATAAATTTTTGCTTTATCCAGCATCTTTCTGTAGAACATACTTCTTTTAAATTATTTTTTAACCTTTCCCATATTTCTCTAGTATCATTTGTTTGTATTTCTTTATCTGGGTGACGCTTATTCCACATTTTTTTTATTTTCTCCAATGAATTTTTACTATAACAAGTAAATTGTTTTTCTTTGTTAGCACTACAATTTAATTTTCTAAATTTTTTTTTTGTTTTTATTTTATTCTTTCTTTTCTTAATTGCTTTTTTAATTGTTTTATTATTTCTAACATTTTGTCCCATTTATATATTATCTATATTTTTCTTTTTTACTCCTTTATATCTAAGATGTGGTTCTTGTAAATTAGCTTCTCTTTTATTTGGTAATATTTCTCTCTTTATAACATTTTTAACTTTTACAAAATTATCTAGACTTATTGTTTTTTTTTCTTCTTTTAATAAAATATTATCAATATCATGATTATTATTTAATTTATTATTAACTACATTATTAGATATATCATAATTATTAATTACAT